TCAGATCTTTTATCTTCTTACAACTCGTGATTACCAATTGTTTTATCGTTGCAGGAAACATCCGACACTGGAACGATCATTATACTCCACCACATTATGAACATCTTCGTGACTGATCCCGATCCTAATATTTCGGCACAGGTTTTACCTGATAAACATGTAGTAAAGATGCCACTTGAGACCTGCCAGATGTTGGCGGTAGTCTACTCCAAGTGGTATTTTAATTGGGGTAATGATTTACTACCTAAGAAGGATGGAACACCTTATAATACTGAGAAGGGTGCTTTCCGTGGACATCCATGCACTATTTGGGCAGCACAAAGTATTGCGAATACTGCTTGGTTGATTCAACATGGTTTTGGGTTACTTGAAGAGTATACCCATAGATATGGTAAAGTTCATTCCTGTCAGACTGCAATGAATGCAGCAGAAAAAGTGTTTGAGGAAAAAACAGGAAGAACATTATTATGCCACAAAGAGGCAACACCATTTGCATTTGCTGGTCCTGACCAATTCAAATATGATAATAATATTGATATACTAACTAAGTATAAAAGATATATTGCATCTAAATCTTGGGCAACATCAAACTATCTTCGTAACCCATCACGCAAACCAGAATGGTTATCATGAAACATATTTTATTTGATCTTATCGATTGTCCTTATGATCTTCTAAATGATGAAGAGTTTATAAAAGATAGTTTATTAAATGCATCCATTACTGCAAGATCATCTTATATAAAAATAGAAACTCACAAGTTTGAACCACAGGGTGTGACTGGATATGCTTTACTTGTAGAAAGTCATATGAGTATACATACATGGCCAGAGTTAGGTCTTGCAAAGTGTGATATATTTTGTTGTGGGGAGAAAGCAAAACCAAAAGACGCAGTAGAATATTTACATCGTCGTTTTAAATCCAAAGAAGTCAGACGATGGGTTTGTGATAGATCTAGTAAAATTATCACTGTATTATGAATCATTCATCAAACAATGATGACAAAATACCCAGATGGTTCTATAATACAGTTATTAGCATGGGTATTATGGTATTCATTGCCTTTGGTCTAATTTTATTTGGTATGTTATGAAGGAATTTGATTATGAACTCGATTACAAAAGAATTGACTTTTCACTTGAAGAGAACCGCAAACTTTATCGTATTGGAAGGGGAGAACAAGGAGTGTTATTGGTTCGCCCTTATACTCACGATATATGCCCTTATTGGAGATTTAAGACTCCAGAACTTGCAATGATGTCTGCACATAGTATCTTCGATATGTATCTAGATTACCTAGAAGAGAAGGACTTTATAGGTATGGATATGTGTCGTAAGTTTTTAGAGATGGGATTTACTCGTGCTAGAAGATATGCAAATCATAATTCTGGAAGAAAATATAAGAAGGGAACGAAAGAAATATTACCACAAGAAGATGATTATATGTCGAGTAAATATGCACGTTCCGCAACAATCTTTAAGAAAGTGCGTGATTTGGTTGCATATAACGATACATATAGTATGATGAGAAAAGCATGGAGGTCTAACGAATGATTTTTCTATCAAATCCACCAGTATATTTTTTACCTGGTACTTGGGAATCACCTGATGTAGTTTACAACACCGCAGGTTCTATGATACAATTAAGTGTAATCGTAATTATGTTTGCAGTTTATGCAACATTATCAATTAGATTAAGAAAGAGAAAGAGAAAACTAAATTAAATTTCTTTTTATTTTATGAACTATGAGTGACTTTATATGGGTTGAAAAATACAGACCCAAAACAATTGAAGAATGTATCTTGCCTGAAGGTATTAAAAAAACTTTTCAGGATTTTGTAACTGCAGGTGAGATACCAAATATGTTATTGTCAGGTCCACCAGGTATTGGTAAGACTACGGTGGCAAAAGCATTATGTAATGAACTAGGAGCAGATTACTATGTCATTAATGGATCGGATGAAGGACGTTTTCTCGACACTGTTCGGACGAACGCAAAGAATTTCGCATCTACAGTCTCTCTTACGAGCCAGTCGAAACATAAAGTCATCATCATTGACGAAGCAGACAATACCACTTCCGACGTACAGCTCCTTCTCAGAGCGTCTATTGAGGAGTTCTCCAAAAACTGTAGATTTGTATTTACCTGCAACTACAAGAATAAAATTATCGAACCTCTCCATAGTCGGTGCAGTGTGGTTGACTTTTCAGTTAATAGAAAAGACAAACCAACAATAGCAGCACAATTCTTTTCTCGAATAAATCATATTTTAGAAGTTGAAAGAGTTGAATCTGATAAAAAAGTTATAGTACAATTAATTAATAAACACTTTCCTGATTGGAGAAGAGTGTTAAATGAGTGTCAGAGATACTCAGTGAGTGGAAAAATAGATAGTGGAATTTTAGTAACCTTTTCAGATGTATCAGTTGATGAACTTACAAAAAACCTCAAAGAGAAAAACTTTTCTGCGGTACGTAAATGGGCGGTCGATAACTTGGATAATGATCCTGCCGTTCTGTTGCGGCGTATATATGATGCTCTTTATAGCACCCTTAAAAACTCTAGCATTCCTGCTGCTGTTCTCATTATTGCTCGGTATCAGTATCAGATCGCTTTCGTAGCAGATCAAGAAATAAATCTTTTAGCAGCATTAACAGAAATTATGGTGGAGTGCGAATTCAAATGAATATATTCGGACTTATCGGAATTTTTACACTTCTATCTGGAATAGGATCTGGAGTTATGTTATACTTTATTATTATGGAGAATTTAAAATGAAAATCTATCGAGATGAATTATTAAAAATATTGAAAGAAAAATCTTACAAAAGGGGTGAGTTTACTTTATCTTCTGGTAGAAAAACTAATCATTATGTAAACTGTAAAACTGTAACTTTGGATGGTAGAGGTCTAGCAATAGTAAGTGCTATGCTTGCCGAATGTGTCGAAGAAGATTCGGTGTCGGTTGCAGGACTCACTCTTGGTGCTGATCCTTTAGTATCAGGTGTTGCTATGGTATCAGCACTGAATAAAGGTAAACTAAATGGATTGATCGTTCGTAAAGAATCAAAAGGTCATGGCACTGATGATTATATTGAAGGTCCATTACCTGACAAAGGATCTAAAGTCACTGTTCTGGAAGATGTAGTCACGACAGGTGCATCATCTATTAAGGCAGTAAAAAGACTTCGTGATGCTGGTTATGAAGTTAAACGTGTTGTTTCTATCATAGATCGTCAAGAAAATGAAGAAGCAAATACAGCATTCAAGTTGGCAGGACTTGAATTTTATAGTCTATTCTCTTTAGAGGAAATTGCAAATGAAACCAATGTCGAAACTGAAACACCAAATTAAATCAAACAAATACTACTTGTTTTGGGGTGCTGCAACATTTGCAGTCATGGCAGGACAAATATATGTTGGTGCAGGATATCGTACTATGTCTCAGGAGGTAAGAGATCTTGCTGAGATTATTACAATTAAAATAGAACTCGAAGAATTAAAATTTGGAATGGGAGAACTTACTTACTAATGAATTACTTTAATACTTTAATTAATCATGGTGATTACGCTGGACTACCACCAACTGGTGTATTCATTTTTTGGATAGTGACATCTGTGGTAGTATTAGTAGGATATGGTGTATACATGACTTTTGGTTCTGGAGGAAAAGATCTGAAAGATGAGATTAGAGAGCATGCTAAAATGCATGAATTAGGTATTGCTCATGGTCATGAAGGTAAAAGACCAGTCATGTCACAAAGAGCACAAGAACAAGATTATCCACAACATCATCATGACGATTAATTCTTTGAAGACACCACTAAGATATCCTGGTGGTAAATCAAAGGCAATTAAAACTCTTTCTCAATGGTATCCTAAAATTATTTCTGAATATCGAGAACCATTTATAGGTGGTGGTTCGATTGCGATTGATATTACAAAATCAAATCCAGATATACCAGTTTGGATAAATGATTTGTATGTTCCATTATACAATTTTTGGGTACAACTAAGAGATCGAGGTGAAGAATTATCAGAGAGAGTTCGTGAAGAAAAACAGAATACTCTTGATGAAGGTGATCCAGATAAAGTAACAGCAAAAGCAAAAGATTTATTCAATAAGTATAAAGAGGAGATTGATACTTATGACGAATTTGAAAAGGCAGTTGCCTTTTTTATTATGAACAAATGTAGTTTTTCGGGACTTACAGAAAATAGTACATTTTCACAGACAGCATCCAACTCTAATTTTTCGTTAGTTGGTGCTGATAAGTTAAGACAGTTTTCAAAGTTAATTGAACATTGGAAGATAACTAATCTTGATTATTCAGAAATTATGAATGCAGATGGTTTTGATGATACATTTGTATTCCTTGATCCTCCATATGATATTAAAGATTTTCTATATGGAAAGAATCGTGAGATGCATAGATCATTTGATCATGATAAATTTGCAGAAGAGGTGCATAAGTGTAAACATAAATTTATGATTACATATAATTTGAATGATCGTTTATGTGAGTTGTATAAAGATTACAATTTAAAAGAATGGAAGTTAAGATATTCGATGGCACATCGTGGAGATAAAGGAACTGATGAAAATATAAAAACAGAATTATTAGTTACTAATTACGACATACATCCTGTAACACCACTTGAACAACTACTTGTATAATGGAATTAAAAGATTGGTTAAACTCCATAAATCAAACAAAGAAAAACTTGATAGATGAAGATCCATCAGTTGAGAAAGAGTATCCACCTTATATAATTAATCGTATCTATTCTGGTCATCTTGATGCAATCATGTTTGCGAATGAAATGAACATGTATAATTTTTTACCAAAGAAGATGCAATATGACTTTTTTATAAATACACTCAGAGTTAAGAAAAGATTTTCTCCTTGGCTTCGTAAGGATGAAATCA